TGTAAACGTAAATGATACATCGTCATATTGAGTTGCATATGGTATTTTAATTGGAGTTTGGTAATGTCTATGTTCTACTGTCATGAATGAACGGCCCGGCATCTGTGCTGCATTACACATGATTGACAACTTACCATTCTGGATAGAAGAGGTTTCTACACTTTTAATCTTTCCTGATGTGCTTTCCTCACGTACTTCACCACCTGAACCACTTACACCACGAGGTAAAAGAAACTCTACCCAATAGCGATTAGGTGAAGCCAAACCAACTTCACTAATCTGTGCAATAAAATCATCTATCGACTTTTTTCTATGTTCTGCCATTTATCTACCCACGTATGCTTTTGAATCAGCCCAAACTTCACGTTTGTTAGCCTTACGGAAATCTTCTACTGGTAACATAGCTGCAACTTCCCATTCATCGAAGGGTACAACTGCGAATGTACTTGCCACATGGCTATACAAATATCGCTTGATAGTTGGTTTATATACTGTATTACCAATACCTTTTAAAACTTGATATGAAACATTCACGTAATCTTCATCATTATAATTTTCATGTAATGTAAATAATGCATCTAGTAACTTCGCTCTTAGGATGAAGGGTAAATAGTGTATGTTTAATCCCAAAAATCCATCTGGATAATAACCAATTGGAATCACTAACGGGAATTTATCATAATACTTCAATTCTTTAGCCCATTTCGGGTTATACATGAAGAACATCATTCTACCGATTTCAGGTACTTTGGTGATTTGAATGCCTTGTACATCACCACCACCTAATTTACTGTTTACCCAATTTCTACCACCTGTACGCTGTTCAGATGTTTTATCTTTACCCATTCGACGCATAACAGATTTTCTAAACCATTGCATGGATGTTTTAGATTGTTGTGCGAGGTCTCTACCAGATAACCCTTTCAGGCGTTCTTGGAACTTCTGTATCTGCTTAGATTGTGGTATTCGTTTAATTCGTGGCATAATCTATTTTCTCTTTTTGATACCGAGTTCATATTCAGTCATAACTTTAAATTCTACACCCCTCTCCCCACACCATTGACGTGCAGCTTCCCATTTATCTTGATTGCGCTGAAATGTCATTTGTTCTTCAAGATGACGCATTTTAGTTTTATGTGTCATGCGCTTAGGTGTAACGGGTGGTATTGTTTCCTTATAAGGTTTTACTTCAATCAATACATTTCCAATACTTCCATCCCGCTTTCTTAATTTAACCATGAAATCGGTGAAATATCTACGTTGTTTATTATCCACCGATGACCAATACGGAATCACTACTTCTTCACTGTTCCATCTCAACACAGAGGGATTATTATCAAGGTGTTTCATGAGTTTTCTTTCCCATAGCGACCTAAATACTATATTAGATGCATCACCTACGTATTTATGTGGATTAATCGGCGTGTATTTGCCTTTGTAAGATTTTCTACCCATATAGATATTTAGTCACGTATAAATATTAGAAAATACAAATGAGGATTTTAAATGGCTGATTTGGAATATCCCAAAGGCATAATTAACAAACTTGATACTAATGATGACCAGCTAGTTTCTGCTGTGAAGTTTTCAATAGTGCGCCGTAACGACTCAAAATCAACACTTATTGATAAAAACATCTACCTATATATGCCTGAAACATTTGAAAACCCAACTAACATTTCATGGGATTCACAAGGCATTGGATGGATTGGTCAACAATTCATGAATAATGGTGAGGGTGGATACCGCCAAGCATTATCTGAATTAGGTTCACGTGCTGGATTGCGCCTTGAGGAAATGCTTAAAGGTGCTGCAACTGGCCGTGCTGTTTCTGGTGAGGATTTGGTTGCATTACAGCAAGGTAAAATCCGCAACCCTTACATAAAAATGTTATTCCGTGGTGTTAACTTCCGAACATTTGAGTTTGTGTTTAAATTCGCACCACGAAACGAACAAGAATCACAGATTATCGCTGACATTATTAAAGCCTTTCGTACAGCCGCATTACCTGAATACGTCGAGGGTGATAATTTCTTAGGTTATCCAAACGAAGTCAAAATTGAATATCTACAAATCCAGCCGGGTGATTCTACTAAAGTTACAAACAAATGGTTAAACAAATTTAAGAACTGTGTAATCACAGATGTTCATGTGAATTACACAGGTGCTGGATTCTACGCAACAATGCGTAATGGTTTTCCTAGTGAAACTGAACTGCGAATCCAATTCAGTGAAAATGAAATTCTTACACGTAAAGATATTGATGGTGGTTACTAATGGCATTCTTTAAACAATTCAACACATTATTATATGATGCTGATGGTAATGGTATTCGTAGACAAGCCGTTAATATATTCAATTCAATCATTGTAAGATATGACCAAATTGATAATGTAACCCTCTATTTTTACCACATGATTAAAGATGGTGAACGCCCTGAAGATGTTGCATATAGATTTTACGGTGATTCTGACCTTAATTGGGTTATTCTATTAATCAATAGTATTGTAAATCCATATTATGATTGGCCATTGACTCAACAGGAATTATCCTCATATACAGCATCTAAATATGAGAATCCAACTGGTATTCACCATTTTGTGGATTTAAACACAGGTTATCATGTCGATGAGGTTTCACATATTGAATATCAAGATTTAATAGACTCAAGTTCTCCACTACCCGCAAATATCGGAATAGTGACTAATATGGAATATGAGTTTGAGCAGAATACAGAAAAACGTCAAATAAAAATATTGGATAGAACACATCTGAATGACTTTGTTATCCAGTTTGAAAGATTAATGAAACGAAAAATACTTAATGTGGAAGATGTTTAATGACTACAAGATTTCCTAAAGATTATGACCAAATTGTTATAACCATTGATGGTGTTGATGTATCAGGGATTGTTGGTCAAACAGAAATCTATCAGGATATTTTTTCACCTGTGTGGAGCGCAACATTAATGTTCTACGATACACAGAACCAGTTAATGAATTTGCCTATTATGCCGGGTTCTGAAGTTGAGATATTACTTGAAACAAGTGCGCCTAAACCATGTAAAGGTAAGAAAACATTTAATTTCATAGTGTATAAGATTGACAACCGTGAAATGGTTAAACAAGAAACTTATACCTATATTGTTAGATGTATCGCGCCTGAATATTTTGATGACCAGAAATCACGCATCAGTAAAGCCTATGATGGCACAACAGATAAAATCGCTAGAAGTATTATAAATGACTCTGATGTGTTTGGTGATATTACAAAATCAAGTTCTGATTCAAATAGATACAACGTTATTGTACCTAACCTATCACCCTTCGCTGCAATTGAGTGGTTGACTATATTCTCTAAAACAAAGAATGCTGGTGCTGATTTCTGTTTCTTTCAAACAGATGAGGGTCAATTTGCATTTTCTTCAATTGAGGATATGTTTAATGATAGAACCGATTTGTCATTGAAACAGATAATTCCTAACGCTAAAAAAGAATCACAGGATGTTGATGACGCATTCATAAGCATTCAACAATATCAGTTTATTAATCAATTTGATGCATTGCCTAATTTTGATATGGGGTTCTTTGGTAGTAAAACATTATCACATGACATAATTAATAAGAAATTCACAACATCAACATTTAATTATGGAGATGATTTAGCGACTGATAAAACCTATGCACCATTTAAAGGCGATATATTTGAGAATGCAGGTAATGCTAATATTTCATTTGTTCCTGTACATGGTGGTGTTATGGAGAAGGGATTAGTGCCTAATGAAACACATAAACAATGGAAGGGTTCACGAAAATCCAGCATTATGAAACTGGAAACAAATAGACTGTTAGTAGATATACCCGGTCATGTTTGTCTATATGACCAGTTAGGTAGAACAATCCAAGTTCTGTTACCATCACATCAGGATTCAACTAAAGATAGGCATGATAAATATTTGAAAGGTGATTATCTGGTTACAGCGATACGTCATGTAATTGGAAAAGAATATACTATCTTTATGGAACTGAGTAAGAAGCGGATGAGTGAGAAATATTAATGGCATATAATGATGTTATCTTAGCGGATTTACCTATTGCATATTGGCGTTTAGGTGAAGCAAGTGGTACTGTGGCTGTTGATGAAGTTGATACAAACGATGGAACGTATATTGGTACTCCAACTCTAGGTGTCACTGGTGCATTAGATGGTGATACTGACACAGCAATTACCACATCTTCAGGTAACTACGCATCTGTTGCTCATGATACATCATTAAATTTTACTGGTGCATTCTCAGTTGAATGTTGGTTTAAAACATCAAACACAACAGGTCGTCAATTTCTACTATCTAAGTATCTTGAATCTTCATCTTACACTGGATGGGAATTATCCCTGTTAGATAGCACTGGAAATATAAGATTTACATCAATTAGTAATTGGTCTAGTGATACATTAAGAATGACCACAACAGAAGGTTTTGCTGATGGTGAATGGCATCATGTAGTGGTCACATATAGCGGCACTGGTAGTTCTACAGGTGCTAAGATGTTTGTTGACGGTGTAGAAAAAACACTTACATACGAAATTAATTCTTTAAGCGGCAGTATAGTTTCTACAGCAGATTTGAATATTGGTCAACGTTGGGCTTCAACACCAGAACCATTAATTGGTTCTATTGATGAGGTTGCTTTATGGGATAGTGAATTAACACCAACTCAAGTTGCTGAACATTATGATGCTGCAATATACAAGTTTGAAATATCAGGTGTAACTCAGGTTCAAGATGCATTAGCGGCATGTATTATTAGATTGTATTTAAGAAGTAATGGAACATTGGTTGATTCTGTTGTGAGTTCTGCGGTTGACGGAACCTATACTTTTACAGGATTAATAGAATCAACAGAATATGATATAGTATGTATTAATAATACACCTAATATATGTCCTCAAATATCTGGGCCAATACAACCAGCTGAGGTTATTTAACAACACCACATATTAATATTATACTTACATGTGGAGTAACAGATATTAGTTATCGCCGTAGGCGAGTGGTGTTTCACACCACGTATTAGTTAATAACGTAATTAATAACGTAATTAATAATTAGTAATATAATATCATTGCGGCCACATGCGCAGCATATCAAGCTGTCAAATGCTTGTCAAGCATTATTTTAACTTATTTTAAATTAATTTTTA